GTTAGCTACAGTTGTTGATGAACCTATAGATGTAGTTGATGATATACCACTGACTGAGACGGTTTCGTCAGATAGGTCTCCCCAATCTGATGCTCCCCATGTTTTATTACCCCATCCAGTGGCCATATCATTTTATTTCCTTTAATTAAGCAATTCTTAAAATTGCAGCTGAAGTTGTGAATGCAGGGAACTGGATTGTAAATGTTCCAGATGTTGCAGTCTTGTCTCCACCGAAATCTAACACAGCAACTGCTTCAGTAGTACCTGTACCACCATCAGTTGTTGTATTGTAAATTAAAGCACCTCTTGCAGTTAGTGTAACACCTGTGAAAGATAAATCAGCAAAGTCAGTAATAGCGACTCCTGATGAAACTTTAACACCTTGGTTTACTAAAGCTTTACCACCTGCAGTGTAACCTGCTGGTGAAGATACTTCTGATGTTGATGAATAGTTAGTTGTTGATGCACCTAAAACAGCAGTAGAAATATACATTGCTAATTTGAATGTATCTGCGCCACTGTCAAAATCATGCTCACCAGCTAACAATTGCTTTTTGAATGAATTGCAAATTGCGTTAGTTGTAATAGCCATAATTGTTCTCCTTTAAAATTACGTATTTGGTGATGGTGAAGGTATCTTAATTCTTGGTACCCCATCATCATATTCTGCACGTCTTCTTCTCCCCATTTGTTGAAGAGCAAAATTCTGTACTTCTTCATTGTACTTTGTTTCGTACAGTTTGTACATATCCATAGGACCTTTTAGATATCTAAAAGCCTCAGCTAATACACCATGTAACAACATTGATTCTTGGTAAGTAGATAAAAATGTATTGTTAGTTGATGTAAATTCTGGTGGATCTGTAATGTAGTTAATTTGTACAGTATATGCAGAATCTGGTATAGGTGCTACAAGAATATTGAAATCATCCCAATTAGCCCAATATTTAGGAAGACCTGTTGCAGCGTTATTATTATATTCAGAAATAAAACTTGTATCTCTCCTCTCAAGAAAAGTTCTTGTTGATCCATCAATCACTTGAACAGATCTCATAATAGTTAAATCAGCAGGTAAGCTTACGTATCTATTACCACTTGTAAATGTAGATGTTGAATATTTTCTAAGGTCATCATAATCAACTTTACCTGCAACATCGAGTTCAACAGATCTAATAAAATCTTGAATAATTTGATCAGTCAAAACTGTGTTACTTACTTCAGTGTAATTTCTTACTTGTGTTAAAAAATCTGAATATGTAATTGCCATTATGTAATACTCACTGTTACGGATCTTAATTGAATAGACATTTGTCTTCTTCTATTTTGTAAAGATGGATCTGCAGGTTTCATTTCAGACGTACCTTTATTAATAAAAGCAAAATCTCCAGGAAGTGTTAAATTAGCAACACCAACGGATGCTCCACCTGAATCTGCTTGAACACCATCTCTATTAGTAGGTTGTTGAAATCTTTGTGGTCTTGTGTTTTGTAATGCAATAGCATCAGCTACAAAACGTTTTCTTCTAATTTGAGGATGTTTAGGCTCAAACTCAGAATAGTGAACTAAAGAACCATTCCATTCTTTAACCATCTCATTGTATGGAAATGCCATACCAGATCTATCGGAGATAGCTTGTGATGTTTTACCTGTAGCCCATTTTGGCATTATTAAACTCCATTAGGATAAAAAGATTGTGGAGTAATAAATGTCGATGCTCTTTGACCATCTTCATCTAACGCTCTTTTCAATTCATCCTCATAAATTAATTTATTTTGTTGTACAAGTTGAGGTGCTTTTTTCATAGATAAGTAATAAGCTAATCCTGCGCACATGCATGGTAAAAATCTATATGCAACATCTGCATCATTTGTATATGCACCTGCATCTTCAATTCTTTTAATCACATAAAATTTTAAAGTTGTATAGGTATTTAAATCTGGCGCTTGATATAAATATATTTTTGGTGTTGTTTGTCTATCCACATAATATTGTGATGGTTGTCCAGTTGCTAATTTGTTAGGTAATGCAGCATAAGCTGATCTATCTATTTTTGTAATTGAAACATCTTGTGTATTAGCATCATTTGATGCTGCTGCAGTTGATGATACATAAGCTTCAAGCACATCATTCACATCTGAATCAACTGTGTATTCCGCTTGCCCTGCAACTAAAGGTATTTCATTTAGTTCTGTTTTCCAAAGATGAATACCTCTATTACCCCATTCAGCAAATAATAAATCTAAACTTCTTCTAGCTGAACGCATGTCATAACCAGAAGTGGTGCTAAGACCACATCTTTCATAACCTTCATCGATTACTTCATCTATGTTTAAATTAAATGATGTTGTTCCTGATGTTGCCATATTAATTTACTTTTTTCTTTTGTAATTTTTTAAGCATCATTGCTTTTGCTTTTTCGTTTTGATTTTTTAAAAATAAAACTGATGCACGTCTTAAACCTCTACCTACTCTTGTCATGTCTTTTCTTCCCGCACTTCTAGCTTCTTTTACAAGAAATTGTGACATGTCCAATAACTTCTCTCCTTTTTGTCTTTGAGTATCTAACTTTTGTAAACCTCTCATAAATTTTTTATCTTTATAAGACTTTCTAGTAGGATCGTTTTGAGGAGCTTTTTTATAAGCCTTAGCAGTTTCTTGTTGAATATCTTTTCTTATTTTTTGATAAGGTTTTGATTTTACTAATTGTCTCATACCTTTTACAAGGAGACCTCCTAAAAGTTTCTTTTCTACACCTTCAATTTTGCCTTTATTTTTAGATGCATAAAAAACATTACGTGCTTTTTTAGCACCATATTGTTCTGTCATAGCTTTCATTATTTTTTTACCTTTTTTATTTAACGGCATTTAAGCTTCTCCTTTTGACGATTGTACAATTTATTGGATTGTATCACTTTTTGACTAAACTTTGAAGACCTTAGCTTTTTTGCTATTGGGTTTCTTTTTAACTTGTAATCTTTTCTTTTTTTCACCTCTTGCACCTCTTAATTTACCTTCTATTTGTTGTGGTATTTGTCCACGTGATATTGCCATTTTTCCTCCTTAAAATATTTTACCTTGTTGCCATTTCCAAAGAAATGGTGAGTTTAATATTAAATTATATAAATTATACTCTAAATTTAAATATTTCATAACTGTTTCTTTTTTTATATTAAGCTCTTTTTTATTAATCGTTTTGTTTATATTTAAACTCTTACCAAAATGCATTTTTAAAAAAATATCTAAATCTTTAATATCAATGTAATAATTGATTTCTGTATTTATAAGATAAGGCACTTGTGAAGAAGAATGATTTATATTTCCTTTCATACCATTAACAGGATTAGTTATGTTTGCATAAAAACATTCATCTATATTAATCTCGTCTAAATTAATATTATGCCTTTCTAAATCATATTGAAGACCACTTATAAATCTTTCATAAGGATCTCTAATCACTGTCCATCTTACTTTATCTAAATTTTTTCGGTTTACCCAAGAGTGATTCATTGTTTCTTCTATAATTTTTGTAATTGTACATGATGCATTTTTTGGAATTACTAAATATTGAAACTTTTCGGTTTCACAAAAATCAGGGTGTATAAAAAACATTTAAACTAAATCTACTGCTTTACCAATAATTGGTTTATATTTTACTTTTTTATTTTCTCTATAAGCATGCAAGAATTGTCTTCTTGGTTGATATGGTATCCAACTTGCATGGATCCATCCGGAGTTAGGTTCACCTGGTGTATAGAATTCTAAAATCAATTGATCTGTCTCTAAATATTTATGTATCCAATCTGCAACTTCAGCATTATCTACACCTAATACTTCGAAGTCTGCGGCTTCAGCTTTGGCATGCTGTGAATTTTCTGAGCTTCCTATTGCTTTACAGAGTTCTACAGATCTAAATCCGCTAGTCACCTTAACCCTACCGAATTGGTCCCGTACTGGCTGAAGTACATTTTCACACAGTTGTTTTAACTTATCAATCTGGTCACCGTTAGGATTGTTATCAATATTTAAACGGATAGCTGTATCCGATTTAATTAGCTCTTGTAATGTAAAATTACGTGAAAGGTTCATTATTTTGGTTTTATAATTCTTTTTATACTAATACTACCATCTATATTTTTTTCAAGCTCTGCTTCTACAGCCCCGCACATGTACTGAATATTAACATTTACATCACGTTCTGCTAGGCGTTTTCCCTTCAAACAATCTGACATAGATTCTTTTATTCTATGTTCTTTAAGCTCTCCTGCTATAAACATACAGAGAGCAACAACACTACTAATAACCGTTTCCATTAGCAAACTCCCGTTGTTTGTCTTTTAATTTTTCTATATCTTTTTGAGCCTTATCTAATTGTTTCATTAAAAATTCTATATTAACTTTATTAGTCATATTCATCTCTTGAGTCTGTTGCATTTTTTCTACTTGTTTATATAGATCTTCGATAAGCATGAACTGCTCCGAATCAGCGGGTAATGAACCCATCAAACCTCTAGGCCATTTAATTCTAAATTCCGTGTTGTCTTCAACATCGGATTCCATTAATTGTAATCGAGTATGGTGTTGATTTTGTGTTTCAATTAAACCAAAATAAGCCCAGGTGCCGATTGCGACGAGCGCGATCAAACTAGCAACCGTCTTCATTGGCATCTGCACGGCTGCCTCTTCAGAGATAGTAAATGGTTTCTTTATTGACATGATAAACACTCGTCAGAATCTGAATCTAATTCTGCTAATGCTTCTTCCTTACATTCTTTGCTGCAAAATAAATCAAATTCATCTTTTGCATCAAATGCTTCTTCACATTGTTTACATTGTTTTCTCATCTTACAGGTCCTCCAAAAAATGCCATAAGGCATAATAAAATAATTAATATCGCTGTGAATCGGTAATCCATCCTGGCAATCTCCATTAGAATAACCAACCTTTAATCTTTTGCCACCATGTTTTTTTAACAGGAGCACCTAATATTATAGGCTTACACTCACATTTATCACAAATACATGTACCACATTGATTACTTTGAATAAAGTATCCTTTACCAACACAGTGACATTCATGTTCGCAAACATTACAATATTTTTTAGCCATCTTTTTTCTCCAAATCGTAAAACATTTTATCAGAATCTTCTGTTACCCATTCACCTGCTTCGACGTCCCAGACTGTAGTTTGTACTTTATAATCCGGCCAATCGTTTTTAGTTGTGTAACTATTTATATGCCAAATGATTCTGTTATTTGGCTGTGCAGCATAGTTGCCGTTTTCAAGTGCCATGATATGAGCGCACTTATGTTCTTGCGGAATTT